ATGATGATTCAGAAAAAGGAAAGATTGATGACTCCCGATCAAGTATTGAATGTTTTCGGTCGTGTCATCAAAGATTGCAACGTTTACCAAGTTGTAACCGTCGGCGAAAAAGGCAAAGAGAATCACTATTCCTACATTATTAAACCTCATGAAAGGTTTGTAGTATGAACAAAGATGAAAAAGGCAAAGTGCTTTATGTGGGAACTAGACGTTCTGGCCGAATAACAACAATTATTACAACAGACGTTAAGTTTGTCCGTCTTGAGGAAATTCAATTTTATAAGGACGGAACTATTAAGAAGCATATAAAGCGCAAGATTAAGAAGCGCAGATGATTTTAAGGGCTGGCCGTTTGCCTGCGAAAACGGCAAATCTTTTATTTTGAAAGGAAATAGCATGTCTATTTTGAAAACTTGGAAGGCTAAAGCCGTTATGGCTTCTGCATTGGTATTAACCGCCCTGCCCGCTTCTGCTGAGGGTTGGACTGATATTGGCACTGAAGCTGCGAAGGCGATGTCTCAATTCGTAACCGTTGTTTCTACGATTGGTCTTGCTGCTCTGTCCGTCATTATTGCCGTTTCAGGCATTAAGACGGCATTCAACATGGTTCGTTCCATTGGCCGTTAATTGAGGGGGTTTGGCAATGATGTATAGGGTCGGTTTCCAGTGCGTGAGTGAGTCTCAAGCGTATGACTTGGTTTTATCGTCATTGCCGCCTTTTTATATGCCCGATGGTTCGCTGGCTCGTCCGTATTTGAATAATGAGGTTTGGATGTATAACGGAAAGCCTGTTGTTTTGGATTTTCCAGCATGTGATCCAGTATCACAGATCGGCGATGGTGCTTGGTTTGGCGGTCAATTATTGATTTTGATGGTTATTGCATTTGGATTTAGGCAGATTTTCGGGCTGATCCGAAATGTCGGGGGTATTGACGGTGCTGATTGATGTTTTTTGGATTTATGGTTTTTTGTCTGTTTTTTTAACTGCTTGGGTTATTTTGGGGGCTTTAAAATGATTGCGTATAAAAAAGAAAAAGCGGCCATAAACAACGGGATAGGATGGCGCGAGCCGCCTATCCCGTTGTTTATGGCCGCGTTTCGGCGTAAGCGCAAATTTACTTTGACCTTATTTATAAAACTATTATTTTTATTATTATTTTGTGTTTTTATGAATAAGCAGTCTCTTGCTGATCCTTTAGTTGATGTTTGTAAGGGTAAAAAAGAGGGGCATAAATTTTATGATCGTTCTACGAATTATGTTTATGTATGTAAGGGCGGCAGGGGGCAAGTCTATTCTGATACGGCTGCTGCGTCTTGCAATGTGGATAAAAAAACGTGTCAGGTTTTTTTTCCTGAAGGCGATAAAAATAATACTGGTGGCTCTTCTTCCGGTGGCGGCTCTTCTGGTGGCGGCTCTTCTGGTGGCAGCTCTTCGGGCGGCGGCTCTTCAGGTGGTGGCAGCTCGTCGGGTGGCAGCTCCCTGGAAATCGTCGATATAGGCGATTCCAAGCCGCCTAAAAAGCAAGACAATGACGGCGGCAAAAACGGCAAGCAAGAGGGGGAAATAGGCCCGGTCGGTGGATGGGAAAAAGAACCCGAAAAAAAAGCTCCTAAAGGTCAGTTATACAAAGTAACGTTAGGTTGTTACGCGGGCGAAGATTGCGATTTTGAAAAATATGGTGATGACTTGAATGATGCCTGTTCGGGGTCTGTTTCTTCGGGGAAACATATTCCAAAAGGTTATTCCTATAGGTTATTTGTAAGAAACGGCGTTTGTTATTATGAGGCATCTAATAATGGTAGGCTTGTGAACGAAGTACCTGCTGATGCTAAATTAGTATCTTCCGATAAAGTGCCTGAAGACAAGAAACTGAAGGATAAAAAGAAAGACGAAAAGCCAAAAGACGATAAGGGGAAAGAGTGTTTAGACAACAATCCGCACATCTGCAAAGGCGAAGACGGCAAGTGGAAAGATACCCGTGAAGACGGCAAGACGAAGGAGCAGCAAAAGCCTGAAGATAAGGGCGTTTTTAAAGACAAAGACGGCGTATATCGAAGCGAAGATGACGGCGGCGAAGTCTATAAAGACAAAGACGGTACATGGAGGCAGAAGGAAGGCAAAAATGGTAAAGAAGGCAATGACGGGCAGAATGGCCGTGATGGTAGAAATGCTGAAGGTAAAGATTATGGCGGTATTTTAAGTGATATAAAACAAAGTATTGATAATGTTAATAAAAATATAGTTGATGGGTTTAACGGCATGAAGGAAGGCAGGGGCAAAGGTGATGGCTCTTCGTCCGGTGATAAAAAAGGCGATGGTAAGGCTGAAGAAGGTTATCAGGGTAATCCTGAATGGGATAAGTTGAACGGTATGGGTCATGCTGAATTTACTAAGGGTAAAAAATTCAGTGAATCCGGTTATTGCCCTGCTCCTGTGCAATTTAATATTTCGATAATGGGTAAATCTATGAATTTGTCTTTTTCGTATGAATGGATTTGCGATGTCGCCAAAAAGTTGCGCCCCGTTGTTGTTGCGTTTGCTTACTGCATAGCGTCGGCAGTTTGCCTGCGCGGTTTGTCATCATCTTAGGGGGCGAATATGTGGGCTGCTTTAATACCTGTTTTATTGGATTGGGGGTTCAGGCTTTTAGTGGCATTGGGGGTTACTTTTGCGTCATACGAAGGTCTTGAGCTGCTCTTTGATTATTTTTGGCAAGAGGTAATAAATAATTTGGGTCAAACGCCACAGGATTTTTTAGGTTTGTTTAACCTTGCTGGGGGCGGTGAAGCCATGAATATTTTGGTCGGCGCGTATTCTTTTGTGATTGGTATGAAGATCGGATCTAAAACGGTTAAATTTGTGGGGGCGGGTAGAAAATGATTACGTTGATTACAGGCAGCCCGGGCGCGGGTAAAACTCTGTACATGGTTTCCATGTTGGCAAAGAATAAAGAATTTGAAGGCCGCAGAATTTTTGTAGACGGAATACCGGATTTAAAAATTGATAACGTAGAACCTTTTCCTGAAGGCTGCGGTATTCATAATTTGCATGAATGGGTAAAGGATGAAGATTATCAGGGGGCAATTTTTGTTGTAGATGAAGCCCAGCGGTTTTTCCCTCCCCGTTCCGGGAATACGAAAGCTCCGGAATTGGTGGAATTCCTTCATGTCCATAGGCATTATGCGATAGATTTGTATTTGATAACTCAAATGCCTGCGCGTATCGATAAGAATGTACGCGATTTGGTCGGTGCGCATTACCATATCCAGAAAAACCGTCTTGGCGGCAGGACTAAACTTTATTGGGATTATTGTGCAAACAATCCCAGGGCGGAAGTTAGAAACGCCCATGCGTCCGTTTACAAGATGGATAAAAGCGTTTTCAATCTTTACAGGTCTGCCGTCGAACATACCAAGATTAAGCAGCCTAAAACCCGTTGGCTGTGGGGGTTGCCTTTAGCCGTTGTTGTGGCCGTTTTTTCGGCCATGTCGGCTTTTAATCAGCTATTTGGCGCGGGTGGCGTTGCTCCGGTGTCAAAGGTGGAAAAGGTGCAGGAAAAGGCGGGAAATGTGCAGGAATTACCCGTTGTTGATTTAGGTGATGCGCGCTCTTCCGCTATTTCGGGTGCGGCCGAAAAGGTGGGTAACGATGTAAGGAACGCTGTTGCAGGTGAGCGGGGGCTGTCGCCTGAAATGTTTGTGCCTGCAATACCGGAAATGGTCGAATCCAAGCCCATATATGACCAAGTAAGGCAGGTAAAACAGTATGAGTATGCAACTGCCTGTATCAGCGGTAAAAGCGGTTGCAGTTGCTATACGGATCAGGGGACGAAGGTTAAAGAGATAAGTAACAAACTGTGTCTTGAGTATGTTAAAGACGGCCTGCCGTTTAACCCGTATCGTGAGCCAAGGCAGGATAATGCCGTTCGGTCTGCGCCGTCTGTGGCAGATGGCGGGGGCGGCGGGCAGGTTTACGCCCTGTCCGGGCATGACAAGTTGACTTTGCTGCCTGATTATTCTAAAGGCCCGTCGGCGCAATAATTTTACAAAAATTAACTTTTATCTAATTGCATTACCGCTAAATTAGCGGTAATATACACACATCGGCAGACAACAAAACCGCCGAAATATGATTAACAAACTGACCGTATACGTGATGATAGGACTAAAAAAATGAAACCTGTTAAATATATTAGTGTAATGAAAAGCAAAGTTCCTGCTTATGTATCTCAAAATGGTTATATTTATGAAGGAAATGAATATAATTTAGTTAAATTTGAAGCATCGTGCGAAGAAGGTTATTGGGGATATTTAACAGATAAACAAGGCAATAAAATTACACGTGGTAAAAAACTTTGCAGCGGAAATACTGCTAAATTTGGGAAAATTGTTTTCGAGCGTATTTAATCTTGATTGACAAATAAGATTGTAAAGAGTAAATTAAGGACTTCAGCCGCTTGGGCGGCTGTGTGTTAAAACAAAAGTATCAAGACAAAAGCCGCCTGATTTATTCAAGCGGCTTTTGTTTTATCGGAGGTTATATGACAAAGGGTAGAATAAGTATCACCGATAATATGGAGTTTGGTTATACGCCAAACAATCTTAAGGCCGTAAGGCAAAAACACGGTCTGACGCAAAAGGCAGCCGCAGACTTACTTGATATAAATATATCTGCCTTGCAGCGTTGGGAGGCTGATATAAATTTAAAAAGCCATGCTGATATGCCTATCAAAAAATGGTTTGAATTATTAAGCAAATTGTAAAATTGAGCAGCTATGTTTTTTTGGCCAAGACCTGCACTGCTTGACCTTAAGGGAAGCGGAAAGGTGTCAAGGGGGAAGCTTTGTAAAGACTGCGTAGCGAAGCGTAGTGGTCTTTATGAATGCCCCCTTGATGCCTTGTAGCTGACCAAACACTCTAGCCCGTGGGCTGGGTGTCATAGCGAAGCGGAGACCCCTGCCCGCGCGGCGTCGCAAGTGAGACTGGGGGTGCGGGGGCTAGTCCCCGCGAAAGGTTTAATAACCTGTAATGCCTGAATTAGACATAGATATATAATTATGCGCAACATCAAATGCTCGCTATTTGTAGTAACGCCTTTTAGGCCGCCAGCCCCTGCCGGCATTGGCGGCCATCTCGTTGCAAATTCCTTCTTTGGCCGCTTCGAAATAGACGTCCTTCAAGCCTTCCTTATCGCACGGCCGTGCTTTGTGGTAATTCAAAGAAACAATGATTTCAAGCGGTTGCCTGTTGCACGTTTCGGCGATTTCCAGCATAAACGCAAGCGGTAGATTCATGCGGCCTTTGCGGTACTGCGAAATGTGCGAAGTCGAAACGCCCCAATGCCGGGCAAGCGCATAGTCTGAATAAAGCGGTTTGTACCGTTTGAACAAATCCAGCCACTGGGAAGCGGAACGCATGATAAAACAAAGCCTTATGATTAAGTCATAAGGCTATTTTAAAACAGCGTCCGCAAGCTCGCTAGACGTGCGAATGCTCGCTATTTTTTGCATGTTTGGTTGTCGCAAAAATCTCTTAAATCCACAAATTCCATTTCTTCGAATTTTGGCGGGTTGTTTCTGTTGTATTCGCTGTGTGCTAGATATATTGCGCAAGCTGCGATAATTCCTAATAGTATTATTTTTATTGATTCATAGATTAGACAAAGTTTTTTATTTGTCATTTTTCTCTTTTTCCCTGTGAATAATCATTTCTTGAGCGTCTTTGCTGAATTCTGTAATTAATACGTCCATCAGCTCCGTCCATTTAACTGTTCTTCCTATTTTTTGGCTTGCATCTATTGCAAGTCTTTCAATTTTAAGTTTTTTGTCTAGTTTTATATTGTAAGTTGCTCTTTGATTTACCATTTTTGAACCTTAGTTATTTAGTTACTATATTTTATTGTTCTTTAGGTTTCATGTTAAATAGTTCTTGCGGTTTTGTGTTAATTGGTGTAATAATGGCGAAAAATAGTTATTGAGTTCATTTGTTATGTTTTCGTTGCCGCAAAATTTTCAAACTTCCGATACATGCTTGACGTTGGGGAATCCCCCCATGAGTAACACGGGGGGTACGGTTAGCGAAGCTTATTCGCATCTCGTGATGGTGGACGGGAAAGTGATGGAAATCCCTTTGAAGCGGGGGAAAGAGACGGCGGGTTTTATAGATACCTTGACGCTGGTTATGCATCGGGATGTTTTTGTAAGAGCCGATCAGTTAGGAGCTGACGACGAAGTAATAGCAAACGCATCGGCGGAAATTTTAGAAATTATGGGTTACGGCATAACCTGCGAGAACAAAGGCGGTCGAAATTTCTATGCGCGGTCTTTTTTGATGGGTACGAATGCCGACAATTACGGATTTTTCGCTATGGGCGGCAATAAAAGCAAAAACGATGCGGAAACCGTGTGTTTGAGCTTTACGGGAACAGGCTTGATTGCAGCCCTAGAAGGTTGGGAATCAAGACTTTACGAATTTATCAAAGCGCGTGCGCCTGAAACGAAAATCACACGCTGCGATATTGCCCATGATTTTTTAGATGGTGAGTACACATGTGAAGAGGCTTTGCAAGACTGGGAAAACGGTCTTTATACGACTCACTATAACAAGCCTATTGCTGAATGCGTCGGCGGTGATTGGAAACTGTATAGGGGAACGGGTAAAACCGTTTATATCGGCTCGCGTAAAAACGCTTCCCGTTATGTCCGCGTGTATGAAAAAGGTAAGCAGCTCGGCGATGAAATGAGCCCTTGGGTTCGCGCGGAAGTTGAATTCAGAAGTCGCGATATTGTTATTCCGCACGATGTTTTGATTGAGCCGGGTAAATATTTGGCGGGTTCGTACCCTGCTCTTGAAATCATACTGAATAGTTATTCTCAAACTCCGGCCAAAGTAGAAGTCAAAAAAAAAATTGAGGATATATCAGTTGCGCATGTTTTGAAGTACGCATCTATGCAGTCTGCTCCGTCGATTGTGATGTTGAAGGAGCAGAATTTAAGCAATGACGAAATAGTCGAAATTTTGCTTAATGGTCATAACAAAATGCCTAAACGTCTGAAAAAAGAAGCATTTGACTGTATGGAATTAAATATTCGATTTGTTCATGAATTTGGCAGATTGCCATTAACGGAAAGCGAAATAATCGAAAAATTCGCAGATAGTTTGTTATCTGATAAGGCGAAAATCAAGCATAGAACGATGGCTGAGTATCTTCGTTTGAGTGACGAAGTCAAATTAAATAACCAGTTTAAACCATTCCGATCAGACGGCGGGATAAGAAAGTCCTATTTAGATTATATGGCTGATAGGCATGGTAAACCGTCTTTTATTTTAAACCCAAACTTTAAGGATTGATTATATGTTGATGATTTTGAAAAAAGTATCGTGGAACAAAGGTACAACCGATAACGGCCATGATTATGACTATTGCCGCATTCTTTGCGATTTGCCTGTTTATGATGGTTCAAAAAACGAATTTGGCATTGATAGCTTTGAGCTGGAATTTGGTCCAAGTGAGAAGCATAAAGAACTCTTGCATCTTAAAGGCAAGCTGCCCATGCAGGTCGATATTGCTTATCACGAAGCCAAAAAAGGCAAGAATTTTGTTCGCGTTGTGGATCATATTCGAGAAATCAAACCGGTTGAAAAATCATGATCATTCAGAAAAAGGAAAGATTGATGACTCCCGATCAAGTATTTCATGTTTTTGGTCGTGTCATCAAAGATTGCAAGGTTTACCAAGTCGTAACCGTAGGTGCAAAAGGTAAAGAGAAGCACTATTCCTACGTCATGAAGCCTAATGACAGGTTTGTAGTGTAG